GATTCAGAAAAAGTTAAATACACAGCATGTCATGCTGTTTCATGTGGTTGGATTTGGAAAATACCTGTAAGAACTAGAATAGGAAGTGGCGTTATATTTAATAGATCTATTACAAAACCTGAAGAAGCTAAAAAAATATTTTTAGAACATTGGGATAACAGACCTAAAGTTGCTAAAGAAATTAACTGGACTCCATATTATAAAAAAACTTTTTGGAAAGATAATGTAGTTAGAATAGGATTAGCAGGTGGTTTTATAGAGCCATTAGAAAGCACGGGTTTAGCTTTGGCTATGGAAGGTGCTTATCAAGTAGTAGCAACCACTAGAAACAATCATTATACTGAAGACAGTATAAGTCTATATAATTATGTCATTAGACATTTTTATGAAGATTCAATTAATTTCATATCTCTACATTACAACTTAAATTGCAGAGAAGAGAAATTTTCAGAAGCTAAAAAATTAGCTGTATCAAATACACAAAAATATTACATGGAAATGGATAGACCTAAAAATTATCCACCTTCTCATTATAGTTTTTTCAATCAACCCAATTGGTTATGTATTGCTAATCAACTTAAATGAAGTTTTTAGAACATCTAAAAGATGTTAGATTTGCAACAAATATTCAAAAACAAAAAGAGCTGTGGGACGTAGAAGGAGTATTAAAAATACGTTCTAATCAAAGATTTAAGTTTGATTTACGGCCTTTAATTAATTTTATGAAAAAAGGTTCTACTAAAACTAGGGCCGATAAGATGGTTGTAGATATAAATAATCAATGGATTATAATAGATATTCCAGAATTACATCAATATTTAAAAGAAAATAAAATCAAAAAAGTTCATCTAGAAGATTTGATATCCAATTTAGATTGGAATATAATACTACCAAAAAATTAAAAACCATATATAAGTAGAGATTATGCTACAAAAACTAGGTTTTTTACCAGGATTCAATAAACAAGTTACTGAGACCGGGGCCGAGGGCCAATGGTTTGATGGTGACAATGTTCGTTTTAGATATGGCACACCAGAAAAGATAGGTGGCTGGGAGCAGTTAGGTGAGAATAAACTAACAGGAGCAGCAAGAGCCATTCATCAATTTGAAAATAATAACAGTCTTAAGTATTCTGCCATAGGCACAAACAAAATTTTATACGTTTATTCAGGTGGTCAATTTTATGATATTCATCCTATTAGAGTCACATTAACTGGAGCTAATTTTACCAGCACAGCTTCATCAACAACCGTTACTGTAACATGTTCTAGTGACCACGGATTACTAGAAGATGATATTGTTTTATTTGATAGCGTAACAGGATTGAGTGGATCTACATTCACCAATGCAACTTTTGAAGATGTAAAATTTATGGTTGCCTCAATTCCTAGTTCAACTACTTTTACTATTACAATGGCCACAGCAGAAGCAGGAACTCCTGTAACTAACGGAGGATCTGCATCAGTGCTTTGTTATTATAGTGTGGGTCCATCACAACAACTTGGTGGATTTGGATGGGGAGCAGGTAACTGGAGCGGTCTAACCAGTGGAGCAGATACTACCACTCTTGCTTCGGCGTTAACGAATACCACTGACACAACTGTTGTATTAACAAGCAGTTCAGCTTTTCCAGCATCTGGAGAAATTAGAATCGGTAGTGAAGACATAAGTTACACATCAAACAACACGGCCACAAATACTTTGAGCGGAGGAGCCAGAGGTGTCAACGGAACAACCGCAGCAACACACAGCTCAAGTGTTACAGTCACAAATATTTCTGACTATGTTGCATGGGGAGAAGCTTCAACAGCGGAAGATTTTACTATTGATCCTGGACTATGGGTTTTAGATAACTTTGGTCAAAAACTAATAGCACTTATTTATAATGGTCCTTGTTTTGAATGGGACGGAGCTCCAACAAATGCTGTTAACGTTAGAGCAACTTTATTACCAAATGCTCCAACTGCATCAAGACATATGTTGGTATCTACACCAGATAGACACTTAGTGTTTTTTGGAACAGAGACACAGGTGGCTGCGAGTCAGACACAGGACGATATGTTTATTAGATTCTCTGATCAAGAAAGTATCGATCAAACAAATTCTTACACTGTAACTGCAAACAATACTGCGGGTACACAAAGACTGGCCGATGGATCAAGGATCATGGGAGCGATTAAAGGTAGAGATGCTATCTATGTTTGGACCGACACAGCTTTATTCTTAATGAAGTTTGTAGGCGCACCTTTTACTTTTGCATTTGAACAGATAGGCACAAACTGTGGACTGATTGGTAAGAATGCATGCGTTGAAATAGATGGTGTAGCTTATTGGATGTCAGAGAATGGTTTCTTTACTTATGATGGACAATTAAAATCATTACCTTGTTTGGTAGAAGATTTTGTATATGACAATATTAATACTGTAGGAAGAGATCTTATTAATGCAGGATTAAATAATTTGTTTGGAGAAATTAATTGGTTCTACGCTTCAGCAAACTCTGACATAGTAGATAAAGTTGTAACTTATAATTATTTAGATTCTACAAATAAAAGACCTATCTGGACAACCGGAACATTGGCTAGAACAGCGTGGGTAGACTCTGCTTTGTTTGGTAAACCACATGCAACTTTTTATGATTCATCTAGCAATAGTTCTTATGATGTTGTCGGTAACACTGACGGCTGCACATTATACTATGAACACGAAACAGGGACCGATCAAGTTAATGCTGGTGGTGCTGTTACAGCTTTGATAGCAAGTATATCTTCAGGAGACTTTGATATTACACAAAGAAGTCAACGAGGACAGAGTGTAGGAATGCCTGACTTAAGAGGAGATGGAGAGTTTATAATGAGAATTAGTAGGTTTATACCTGATTTTATAGATCAGACAGGAACAACAGCAATTAAATTTAAGACAAGAATTTACCCAAATAGCACACAAGTTACAAATAGTTTTAATTGTACTTCCTCTACTACTAAAAAAGATGTAAGAGTAAGGGCTAGACAAATTGCATTAGAAGTTGCAAACACGGGCGCTAATGAAGACTGGAAATTAGGGACGTTTAGATTAGACATACATCCAGGAGGTAGAAGATAATGAGATATAATGCAGCAACAGGAATGTTCGAACTAGAAGAAGGAGATGAAGAAGCACAATTTGCGTCTGTGCCAACAGGTGATTTTAGTAAATACCAAATGTCTACGTTTCCTGTAACAGATATACTTAATAGAACTAAAGCAAATAACGAACCTATTTTTTCAAATCCAGGAGAAGCAGAAATAGAACCAACTGCAGCCGGTGATTATGGAAGCATAGATTATGGAGACGATGGATTTAATATAATGCAGTATCTCCCGTTTGGAGATAAATCTATTACCGGTTCAATAATGAGAGGCATTGGAAGTTTAGTGCCAGAAAGAGATCCAAGGCAAACAGCTTTAGATAATTTTTATGGCAATGTATCTAACGGCACAATACAAAGCGGATTAATGGCAGGATATAATCCTGTATCAGGTGGTTTACTAAATACATTAACAGGTGGTATGTTTGGTCAGCCTACAAACTATGGATTACAGAGGGCCTATCAAAAAAGAATAGACACAATTAAAAAAACTTTAAATAGAAAACGTAAAGATCCGGAGTATGATGACACTGTTTTAACAAACAGATTAGCTAAACTACAAGAGGATAAAAGACGAGAAGCTATGGCGTTAGAGCAGCCAACTATAGATAGAGCAAGAGAGGCAAATCCGGACGTGTATGGAAATGCTGCAAATGTACCGGGGGCACTTGGACCTGGTGGTGGGTTTAGCACCACAGGTAGAGAAGGTGCTTTTGACTCTAAATCAGGTAGAGGGAGACAAGATTTTTATATGGGAGGACTAGCAAGTATTTTATAATGGCAAAGATAGCACAATCATTTACAAGAGGTAGCGACGAGTACGACAGAAAAACTTTTGATTCTTTAATTAGGGATCTAGATGGCATTGTCACAAAATTAAATACTTCTTTTCAAGAAGAAGTAAAACAAGAAATAGAAGCAAAAACTTTCTTCTTGGAGGGATAGTGGCTGTAGTAAATGAATTTAAATTTTTTGGTGTAGATGATGTAACATCATCGGCTGCACAAACTATGTTTGGCACAAGCACTGTTGCTGGTGTAGCTACACAAAACCCATTAATTAACGAAACGTATATAGTTAAGTCATTAAAGGTAACATCCGCAGGCACGGCCACTGTTACTGTTACAAATAACTCTATAACAACAATAAAAACAGCAGCTCTTACAGCTAATGTTACACAGGAATTATTAACCCAACCGTTAATAGTAGAAGGAAACACAACTTTAACAGTAACTTCAAGCACCACAGATTCCTTCGATGTGGCCATAAGTTATTTAAACATTAAAAAGGAAAGATTAGACTAATGGAAATATTAAAACCAGCAAAAGTAGAAGAAACCTACAGACATAAGAAAACAGGTGAGGTTTTTAAGGAAAAAAAAGACTGGCTAGCTAAGGGTTATAAACCAGAGGAAATGGCTCAGGACGTAAATGTTATTATGCCTCCTCTTGATTTACTTAGTAAAACAAAGTAAAACGATAGGTTAAGGTAAAAATATGGCGATATCAAACATGCAACAACCACAACAAATACAGGGCGGAATAGGGTCTTTAAGAGATCCAAGACAGGGTTACTTTCTAGGTAAGCTTGTAAAGAAAGCTACACGTGCTGTTAAAAAAGTTGTTAAGTCACCATTAGGTAAAGCTGCCTTATTGGGATTAGGTGCTTATGGGTTAGGTGGAGGATTCACAGGTAATTTTACAGGTAAATTATTAAAATCTAGATTACTCTCTCCTTTTGGTAAAACCATTGGTGGTCAATTTAAATTTAGTGGACCACTTGCAGGCCTTGTTTCTAAAGAAGGACAGTTTAATTTAGGAAGAGCAGCACTTTCAGGTCTAGGTGCTACAGCAATTGCTGCACCATTCTTGATGGGTGGTGGTGGAGATGAAGAAGAAGAAATTGTAGAACAAATAGATCCAGTAGCAATCAGACAAAGAGTACAAGATTTTTATAAATTAAATCAAACACCTCAAGAATCAGGTTTGTATTTTATGCCTCGTAAAGAATTTGTTCAACGTAACTTTTACGCTGCAAAAGGTGGATTAGCAGAAGATGATGATGACGAAGAATTTGCTAGAACAACTGCCGGACTTTCTAGAAGACAAAAACCAACACTTTTAAATATGGGTGGTGGTGCAGGTCAAGCACAAGCAGAACAAATGCTTATGATGGAATACGTTAAGTATAAAAATCAAGGCGGAGACATGTCTTTTGAACAATTTGTAAAAGCAGTAATGCAAAGAAGTCAGCCTTCTGGTGCAGGTATGGAACAACCAAGAGCCATGGCTCAAGAAGGTGGGATCATGGACACAGAAGAAGCAGAGATGATTGACATGGGTGGCATGGAAAAAGATTACAGAAACACAGGTGGTTTTGTTGAGATGGGAGAAAAAGAATTAGCAGATGATGTGCCAGCTAGATTAAGTAAAAATGAATTTGTATTTACAGCAGATGCTGTTAGAAACGCTGGAGGCGGAGACATAGACAAAGGAGCAGAAGTTATGGAAAATTTAATGAACAACTTAGAAGCCGGTGGTGAAGTTTCAGAAGACTCACAAGGTTTAGAAGGAGCTCAAAGAATGTATGAACAACAACAAATGTTACAATCAAGGATGATATAATGGCAGTACCTGATTATTTACAAGATCTTACAAAGGATTATGCAACACAGGCCGCGGCCGCGTTTCAAACTCCTCTTGCTCCTGAAACATTTACAGGAAGACAATTTATTGCTGGTGAAGATCCACTACAAACAAGAGCCATCACAATGGCTCAACAAGGTGTTGGGTCTTATCAACCATTTTTAACGGCAGCACAGCAACAACAAGCTACAGCCGCTGGACAATTAGGTCAAGCTGCAGGAACTATTGGTGGACTGGGTGCATTAACCGGGCCACAGGCTTTTCAACAGTTTATGTCGCCTTACCAACAACAAGTTATTGATACTACTTTAGCAGAATTTGATAAACAAGGTGCAAGAGGAGAACAAGCTATTAGAGATGCTGCTGTTGCATCAGGTAATTTTGGTGGCGGAAGAGAAGGTGCACAACTAGGTCAGTTAGAATCAGATAGGCTAGCAAACAGAGCTGCATTACAAGCACAATTATTACAAGCAGGATTTGGTCAAGCTCAACAAGCAGCACAACAAAATTTTCAAAACGTTGGCAGCATTGCAGGTGCACAATCTGGTTTAGCAGGTGCGTTTGGTAATCAAGCACAAGCACAATTAGGTTTAGGAAATTTTGCAAGAACAGGTATGGGTCAAGACATTTCTGCACTAGGATCACTTGGTGCATTAAGACAAGGATTAGATCAATCTCAATTAACAGCTGATCAACAACAAGCTAGAGCTATGGCAACAGAACCATTCGGAAGATTGACACAATTTGGAAATGTTTTAACTGGCCTTGGTGGAGGTGTTTCTGGTCAACAATATGCAGAGGCTCCACAACAAAGTCCTTTCCAAACAGCACTTAGCACAGCGTTAGGTATTGGTGGATTGTACGGAAAAATATTTGGGTAATAAATTATGAAACCA